ATCGAAAAGCTTGAAGAGGCTGTTATTGAATCAGAGCAGCCAAGAAAGAAACCCGGTCCGAAACCTAAAGGTGGCCCAGGTCAAGGGGCGTAGATTTTACCTACAAGATAGAAAGATATTAGCTCACTCTTAACAGGGTGGGCTTTTTTAACATAAACAAGGAATAATATTATGCCAGATGAAACCAAAGCAGCAAAGAAGCCGAAAGTAGTTAAAAAGTCTGCTCCGAAGCCGAAGAAAGAAAAAGCGCCGGAAGTTACAGGCTGTAAACCGCTTGATGATGGTAAGACTTATGAATTAAACTTACGTCAACGGGCTGCATTGAAACCAAAAGGCGTGAGTGTCGATACAATTCCAAAGAAGATGACCGGCAAAGAACTCAACGCAGCAATGAAGCGAGTTAAGGCTAATTATATGTCTATGGGAATTAAGAAGTAATAAAACAATCTTGGAGGATTAATTTATTATTATGTCTGAAATAGAAATCACCGTCACAAAAAACTATGACTTTCTCAGGGATTTGCCACCAGGTAAAGATGTGGCAGTTCTTGAGGGCTCAACGCGATCAACAAAAACCTATTCAACGATTCAGTTTTTATCAATTGATTACTGCCTTGAGAAACCTGGCTCAACTGTCAGAATCTTTCGCCACGATTCCACGACACATAATAAAACCACGATCAAAGACTTTAAAGAGATAATGAATACTCTTGGGCTTTGGGGTGAAGGCTCTTGGAATGGCACGGAAAAGAATTCAAATGGCATAACGGCAGTATCTTAGCCTTTTCCGCTACCAGTGACGAACAGAAGTTGCACGGATTAAAACAGGATGTCGCCTTTCTGAATGAAGTAATGGAAATTTCTTCAGATGCTTATGCTCAGATTTCATTTAGAACAACTCAATTAACGATCATGGACTTTAATCCGTCGTTTAATCATCATTGGGTTTTTTCTGAAATACTTCCGGCTGATAACTGCGCTTACATTCACTCAACTTATAAAGATAATCCGTTCCTTACCGAGAAACAAATCGCCGAGATTGAGAAGTATGAGCCAACTGACTACAATATTCGCAAAGGCACTGCCGATGCTTGGAAGTGGGACGTCTACGGATTGGGTAAACGCGGCAAAATTGAAGGCTCTGTGTTTAGTTTGTTTGAAGTTACCGACTTCTTCCCGGAGAGTCACCTTTGTCAACGTTGGGGTATGGGCTTAGACTTTGGGTTTTCGCTCGATCCTACTGCATTTATTGAGTGTGCTATGTTCCAAGATGGTTTATATCTTCGTGAATGGGTATATGAAACTGGTTTGATCACTACAACGAACGTGACAAGGCCAAATGAGCCATCAATTGAAGGTAGATTGAAAGAGTTAGGCATTAATAAAGACGTTAAGATTTATGCTGACTGTGCTGCTCCTCAACAAATAGCCGATTTACAGCTGTCCGGGTTCAATGTTATTCCTTGTGTTAAGGGTCCAGGTTCAGTATTGCAGGGTATTGACTTGATGAAGCAACGTAAAATATTTATTCACCGGAAAAGTCCAAACCTTCAGCTTGAGTTTGAGCACTACAAATGGAAAAAGAGAGCGTCAGACGGTGAGTTTAGACGTGAGCCAGAGGATAAATATAATCACGCTATTGATGCCGCTCGCTATTGGTGCATGGCTGAACTACAGCAAGATAAATGGGCTAAGTCTCATGGTGGGGCGAAACCTAAAGTTAAGTCAGGAATTAGACGGAGGCGGGCACGATGAAAATGAATCTTATCAGCAGCCAAAAACAAAAACAGGACTTACTTGAATTAGCTCATGAGCGTTTCGGGCTCGATAATATTTTTAAGCGGGATGATACCACGGGTGAAAATGCTCGTTATCTCCTAGAGCAATCTTGGTTCGTTACATTCTGCAGTGATGACGATGAGATTTATGCGCTCTTAATACTTGAATGGGTCGATGAGAGGGTTGCTTCATTGCATTTTTGCATGTTTAATCGTGGGAATATTTTAAAAGGTTGGAAGATGTTCTTGTCTAAGCATGGAAATAACTTCGATGAGCTATTGACGTATATTCCATTGGATAGACTTGATGTCTTAAGAATATCAAAAGCATTAGGCTTTAAACACACAAATGATAAGGAGTTCTACTATGGGCGGCTCGAAACCCAAGAAACCAGATCCACCACCACCACCACCACCACCAGTAGCACCGGTAACGTCAGAAAATACTGATGTGAAGTCTGCGGCTGAGTCTGAAAGAAAGCGTATAAGAGGTCAACAGGGTCGAAAGTCCACCCAACTCTTACAAAGCACGAATGACTCAACTCAAAGAAACCAATTACTGGGATAAAATTATGGCGAAAGATCCGAAAAAATACAGCCCTGACGAACTAAAGCAGATGAAAGGCCGGTTAGATTCTGATAGAGATGTGCTATCTTCAACTCATGAAGCTGCATTATTTTATTATCTGCCGGAATTTCAAAGCGAATCACAGACTCGAAAAGATTCTGACATAAGTGAAGAGACTCAGCCACTTCAGCCAATTGGTCAAGAGGCGGCTGCTGCACTTGCGGCGGGTATCTATTCAAATACTGTGAACATGAGTTCTGAATTTTTCGGCTTTCGCACTAATGACGAAGAATTGAATAAGCTTGAATCTGTTAAGCGTTGGTTTACTGATGCTTCAAAGGCTTGCATGAGGCAGATGCAGAATTCTAACTTCAGTATGGCAACTCATGAGACTATTTTATCTTATGTTGCACTAAGCACCGGCGTGATGTATTCCGAGTATGACGGCGATTCTATGGTTTATCGCAGCTTTCCAATTACTCAATGCTCAATCTCTGAAAATAAGGACGGCATTGTTAACACTCTGTTTCGTTCCTTTGATATGACTGCGCAACAAGCTATGGAAAAGTGGGGAGATTCTAACAGCCAGGCAATTAAAGAGGCTTACGAAGATTCATCAAAAAGGTTTATGAAGTTTCCATTCTTTCATGCAGTTATGCCTCGTTTGGATACTAACAACGAGCGGAAAGATAAAGAACATCACCCATTTTATAGTTATTATGTCGATGATCAAAATAGCCATGTCGTTGAAGATAGCGGCTATACTTCATTCCCTTATGCGGTGCCGAGATTCCTTAAGACTTCAACTAGTGTTTATGGTCGTGGTCCTGCATTTTCATGCCTTGGACTTTGCCGAGAGATTGACCGCTTAGAGTTTATTCTTGGTGATGCTGCTGAATTGAAAGTAAATCCACCCGCATTTTTCCCTGCCGGTTCAGTTCAGGAAGATATTGATTTGTTACCTGGTGGCGTAAATTTCTACAATCCAACTCAAGGCAATATTGTATTTTATCAGACTGATATCGATGCTGCCGGAGCAATGCAAAGACAATACGGCTTGATTGAACACGTTAAGAAATTGTTTTATGCCGATCTATTCCGCATGATGGATGATCAAAAGGCGATGACTGCGACTGAAGTTAATGCCCGATTAGGTGAGAAGGTCCAAGCAATTAACCCAATTGTAAACCGTCTTTATGATGAGTTCTTTGAGGTTACGCTATCCAGGACTTTGGAGCTATTGGTTGCTAATGGAATTATTGCGTCATATCCTGAAGAGTTACTCGGGAAAGATTATACAGTTGAATACACAACTAAACTTTCTTCAATGATGAAAGCTATTGACGTTGAATCTGCTATGCGTTCACTTGGTCAAGCTTCCGACATCTATCAAAGAGCTATGGAAGTTCCACAGCTAGGCAATGTCATTAATGTTGATCGACTGGTTAAAGATATCTTTGAGTCTAATAATGTTTCAAATGATGTACTTTATTCTGAGCAGGAAACTGAAAAGATGAATAAGGAACAAGCAGAAGCGGCAAAAGCTCAACAAGAACAGCAAATGCTATTGGATAAGATGGGTAATCTTGATCCGAATAAAGCACCAGAAGAGGGATCACTAGCGAGCGAAATGGGGGGAGAAATTGGTTAATATTAGAGCAGAGCAAAGAGCTAAGGCCGAGGCGAGAGCTAAGGCCGCTGAAGCTAAAAAGGAAATGTATCGTCAAGTATTCGGTACTGACTCCGGCAAAATTGTATTGAAAGATCTCGCAGTCTTCGCCGCATTTGGTGAAGATGTGTTTGCAATGAGCCCTGATGAGCGTACAAATGCGTATAATCAGGGAAGACAGTCCGTATTAATTTCTATAAAAAAAATCTTGGAGGATTAAATTATGGAAGAA